TCTTCAGCCACGGGTTCTCCTTGTCCATCTTATCGATCTGGTTCTCGGTGGCCTTCTTCAGACCGCCGGCCAGTTCCTCGGCCATGTCGCGGTATTGCTTGCGGCGGGCCTCCTGCTGCATGCGCCACATAGCGCGTCCGGCCCCAAACGTCTGGCGAAGGAATACCCGCGCCTGGTCGAGTTCCAAGGCGGAGCGGTTGAAAAAGTCGCCCAAGGCATTGAGCACGCCCCACTGTTCGAGCAGCTGCTCTTGCCGGTCCGGCGTGATGTCCGGGCTGGCCAAGGCGGCCTCGATCTCGGCCATGGTGTTGGACGTTTCGTCGGTGCCCAGTTCGATGGCGGCGATGGCCAGGTTGGCCACGCGCTGGGCGTCCGGCCCGAGGCTGCTGGTCTGGACTTTGTTTTCCCCGCGCTTGGGAATGGCGCGTTCGAGGAGATCCATGATGTCCTCCTGCAATTCGGTGCGGAGGTATTTCTCCAGGGCGGCGTCCGCCTTCGCGATGCGGTCGGTGAGGTAATTGAGCCGGCCCTTGGCCGTGGCAAAGGAAAGCAGACGGCGGAATCCGCCCACCTCGGATTGTGCGTCCGGCGGGAGCAGCGTGATGATGGCTTCCAGCTGGGCCACGGCCTCGGGCATGGAAAGCGGTTCGAGGTCCGCCTTGTTGGCAAACTGCTCTTTGATCCGCTTGAATTTGGAAAGCACCGCGGCCACCCGCTCCCGGCGGAAGGCAGGGTTGCTGTTGAGCGCGGCCACCGCGGACTCGAGGTCGCCGTAGTAGGAAGCCGGCGAGATGGCGAAGGTGGTTTGCGCCATGCTCATGGACAGTGCCCGCAAAGCTGCTGCTCTCGGTTTGTCTGTTTTGATGACGGTCAGCACACTCTTGGGCTTGTCGAACATCCCGAGGCCCTTGCCTTTGATGATGACATCATAGGAATCGTGCTGCTTCACGTTGAGGTCGCCGGCGCGGTAAGGCTTGGTGTCAGCCTTGTCGAATTGCACCGCGGAAACCATGTCGCCGTATTGCAGTCCGGCAAAGCGCGGGTCTTCCATTGCCTTGATCATCTCATCGATGTTGGGAAAACCTTTTTCGACTAACTTGGTCGCACCAATGATCGATCCTTTCTGGCCCACCTTGGTTGGCTCAAAGCCAAAGAAACTGCCACCGCGGATATCGTAGGTGGATGCTTCCAAGGCTTGTTCGGCTTGGTTGAGCGTTGTCCATTCCTTCTTCCAAAGCGGAATCCATGCGGCCCTGCCATCGCCTATCGTGGTCCCGTCCCGCTTGGCCTTGCCCAGCGTGGCTTGGCGGATGCGGTTGGCCTCGGCCAGCCACTCGTCCTTGGTCAGCTTCCCGCTTTTCACGGCCCAAGCCACCTCGGCCATGTACGCCTTGAGGAATGTCTTGTTGCCGCGGATGTTTCCCTCGGTGTAGAGGCAAACGATGCCGATCCCGTCTGTGCCTTTGACGCGGTTGGCAAAAGTGCTGAAGACCGATCCGTCATCGGTGAAGGCCCAGCCGGCATCGCTGTCGATATTGCCCAGCGTGAACGGATAGCCGGGGCCGCCTTGCAGCGCGATTTTGATGCCGCTGGCAGGATCAAGCCCCGTGTATTCGCCCACGCGCATGCGGTCGGCAAAATAGAAAAACACATTTTTCCCCTTGAGTTGCTTGTAGAGCAGCTGGGGAATATTGCCCTCGGTGGGCGCACCTGGCCGGATGCTGAATGTCTGGCCTTGCTTGTCATCGAGCGTTTCCCAAACGGCGGGGTCTACCTCGATGTCCGCGGTCAGCCCCGGTTCGCCTTCGACCTGCTCTCGGATCTCTGTCTCGGTTAGCGGAGCACCAGGGTCTTGCTCGCGGTCTGGGTAAGGATTGATAGAGAAGGTCCCCTGCTCCATTTCACGCGCCTGCATGATAACCGGACCAAACACGTTGCGAACCAAGGCGGGAGGGACGCCGTTTCCGATGATGGTCAACGCGGTCCTCTCGTCCGCGGGCAGAGGATAGCTATCGGGGATTCCGGTCATGCGGGCCTTGGCTCGGGCCGTCACGCGCTTCACGCGGCCACCAGGCAGAAGAATCCGGTCAATCGTGGCCGGTGTGGCTTTGAACGTGAACGCCGGCTGGTCGGGTCGGGCAAAGGCCACCTTCTTGAAAAGCGTAGTGCCGCTGACCAGCAAAGGCTCGGTCACGTTGTCGGGATCGACGCCCTGCTCGCGCATGGAGCGGTAGATGTATTTGGCCTTGGCGATGGAATCATCGGGCAGGGTTTCGATAATATCGGCCACGGTAGCGAACCACCCTGGCCCCTTGACCGGCATAGGCGGAGCCAGCAGCACATTGCCTTTAATGGCGCGAAGCAGATAACGCCGGCGAGCGGTTGGCGCACCATATTCCGCGGCGTTGTAGACCGCCTCGTCAAATGTATATCCCTGCTCATCCAAGGCGCGGCGGATGATGTCCGCGGCTTCGGTCTTCCGGTATTCCGGCACGTTCTCGATGGTGACCACGCTGGACTGCACCTCCTCGATATGCCGCGCCACCGCTTGCGCCGATTCGATGTCCAAGTCTTGTTCGCCCCCGCCCTTGGCCGCGCTTTTGAGCAGCGAAGAATTTTTGCACACCGGCGAGGCGTGGTAATGGAATTTGCCGCGGTGCTCCTCCAGCGAAACCGTGCGGATGTCCGCTTCCTTGACGTGGTCGCCGTGGGCGGCCCGATACGCTTGGGCGATGGCGGGGCTGTACTCGACGGCCAAAGTCGGAGTGACCAAGCCGGCCAGACCTATTTCGACTAATCCCCCACCAGAAAAAGTAGTGATGCCTTCCGGCAACTTGTTGAGGTCTGCCATGCCTTTCTCCGGGCTGATGGCAAACGTGGATTCCGGCGTGGCAACCGGCTGTCCGTTGCGCGTCAGAATTTCGACTAATCCTTCATCAAAAATAACGTAGTTGTAAGTGGGGCCGAATGCCGCCTCTACCTCGGCTTTGGCTTCCTCGAGCGTGGCGTGGAATCCCATGGCCACGTCATTGATTTCGCCGTTGCCGAGTTCTTCCACGTAGACCGCGTATCCCGTGTTGACCGGATAGATGTATGCGTGGAGGTCATCCTCGGGAAATGCTTGGTTCCCGATCTTGGTGCGCCACCCGGCTTTGGGGATGCGGTCGCCGTCATATTTTTTCCATTTGATCTCGTAACGGTTGCGGCTGCCTTGATCCAAATAGCGGATGCCTTTTATGCCTTGCGCCACCATCGCCGTGGACACTTCTTTTTTTGCCTCTGATGTGGACTTAAACCACGTTGATGGGTCTTGTTCTCCGTTGCGTTGAATCACGCCGGCCTCAAACCAAGAATAGATGCCTTCTCCAGTTGTGGCTTTTTCAATGCCGCTGGTGTCTGTTTCGTTTTGCAGCAATGCGTCGATTGCTTTTTTGACCCGCGCACTTTGCGCTGACAACGGGCTGTCCCAATCCAGCATTGAATTTTTTGAGACATCCAACGACACCTCGTACATGTTTCCGAATGTCTGGTAGTTGGCCCTTTGGAAATACTCCAATGCCCGGTCATCCCAGTTGTTTTCCCTGCCGTAGCTGATTACGTCTTCAACAGTCTCGTGCAGCATCAAACGCTCAAGTCCGTCGAGCACTGAATACTTCCATTCGCTGCCATCGCGCATCGCTTGCTGTTCAATGGATTTGTATTCTTCGTTGATCTGCCGCCCGTTGATTTTTTGCTCGTCGGGATTGTAGGCCAACTTAATCCGGTATTCTTCAGCTACATCCCGTTTTTGGGCGAAATACAACCCCCACCCATAAACAACAGCCCCTTCTCCGGTAAGAATTTTGGAAGTTTCAAACTTATCAAACTCCGCACGGGAGCCATGCCACACTTTAATTGCAAACGTAGTCGGTCCCACCACAGTGCTTCCGTCTGGAAGCATAACGGTTGGCGCGTTCGGGTCCAGGGCCGTGGCCCGCAAAGGCTCGGTTCTTCCGTTGACCTCCGCCCTCGCCTGCTGGGCCGCCTGCACTCCGATCTGCCGGTCAATGTCGAGGCCCACGCTCTGGGCGAGGAATGCCTCGAATTCCGGTGCGATTTGGCCGGCGGCGATGGCTTCTTTGATGCGGATGCCGCGGGCGAAGATGGCGGCGAAATATTCTTTCAATGCCTCGAAGAAGGCGCGGAGGCGGGACGAGACGCGGGCGTTGTCCAGGTTGCCACTGTAGTAGGCCACCGACATGGTGCTGACGGCCTCGACTACGTCACGTGACGTGAAGTCTTCCTCGAGCAGGCTGTCGCCGGTGCCGGATTCGTATTCCCGAATCCACCCCACCATATCGGCCTCGGAGAATTGGCCGGATTGCAGGGCCATCTTGTATTGGCCCTCGGCGCGGTCTTCGAGGACGGCGCGGATTTCCTCGGGGGACTTGGCCTTGACCACGCGGGTGATGCTTTGGAAAAGACCTTCTTTGACCTGCTCGAGGGTATTGACCGCGGTGATGTTGACCGCGGCTCCCGGCTGCCACGTCTGGCCTGTCTCGCGCTCCCACTGGGCGATGCGCCTTTGCAGCTGCTCGGGCGTCATGTTGTTGTAGCGGTTGATGACCTCTTGGGTGGCCACCTCGATCTGCTCGCTGAATCCTTCTGGGTTGGTCGCTTGGCCGGCCTCAAGGAGGGCGTTGATCAGTTCCCCTTGGACGCTGGCAAAAAGTGTTTCGCTGCTGCCGGCGATGCGCTCAAATTCATAGAACGCGGTATCCACGTCCACGCGGTCCGCGATGGTATTGCCCTCGGCGTCGAGCACGGTGAAGCGGTCCCCATCCCGGCGGATGCTGGGCTGGAAAGGATCGGCGGGTTCCTGTAGCTGGGCCATGGTGTCCACGAAAAGCTGGCGGCGTCCGGCCTCGATAAGGGCGGGGTCGCGGGCGGCCTCGGCTTCCTTGAACGCGGCCACGCGCTCCTTCTTGGTCAGAGCGGTTGAGACGCGGTCGGCCTGCTCCTCGCTCATGCCAAAATACTTGAGCATCTTCTTATCCTGGAGGTAGGCCGCGTTGCGCCCGATCTCCTGCGAGGTGATGAAAGGCAGGCCGGTGAGGGTGAAGAGCAGCATGGTCACCGCGGTCACGCCCAGTTCTTCGTCAAATGCCTCTATGTCTTTGCGCCAATCGTAGTCCGGTATGTCATCGCTCAAGGCGGCCCCGAGGGTTTGCAGGATGGGCAGGACGCGGTTCTGGGACAGTTCGATGCCGGTTTCCATGCCAAAGGTGGCGGTGCCCCGGGCGATGATCCGCGTCATGGGATTGCGCGAAGGCTTGAGGAAAAATTTGATGGCGCGGTCGAGGGACACGAATCGGCCCATGACCAAGTTGGCTTGGATTAGCTCGAGGCCGGCGGCCATGGGGGCGGCCAAGGCGGAAATCGCTGCCGCTTGGTCGGGGTCCATGTCGGGGTACTCGAGGAGGAGGTCATCCTTGTATTGCCCAAAGAAGGACGCGGTGATGGCGGGGAATCCGACAAAGGGAATGGCAGCAATGCCGGCGTAAGGGATCGATCCGACAAAGCCGTAGAAGCCCTGCTCCCACGTGGGCCAATCGGTGACCACCTTGATCGGGTCGATCTGGGTATCGGCCAAGTTGACCAGTTCGCGCTTGATCTGGAGGATCTTCAGTTTGCGGGCGGCGTCCGCCTTGAGCTTCTCACGCTGCTCCGCGGTGATCGGGGATTGGCCGGACGTGGGCGCTTGGCTCAATCCCTTGCTCCCGTCGAGGTTTGTTGCCTCGTAGAGCGGAAGGTCGCTTTGCAATAGACGCTGCTGGCCGCGGATGGATTCCTCGGTGAAGTTGCGGCTGATGCGCTCGCCCATCTCGCGGGTGAGGAAACGGCCCAGGGTTTCCGCGGCTTGGTAGAAGACGCCCTTGTCCACTTGGTTGAGTTCGGCAAAGGCGCCGGCCAGCAGGTAGATCGATTTGCGCTGCTCGGTGGGCATATCGGCAAACTTCTCCAGCACTTGCTCGGTCTGGAAGTTGAGCATCTCGGGATCGTTGAGGTCCATTTCGCCCTCGGGCGCGGGCGCGGGCTGCTTGACCGCCAAGTTCATCACCGGCCCCAGGCCGCCCACGGTGGCCGCGGGATTGGGCTGCTCGCCGGCCAGTTCGTATTCCTTGCCGCGTCCGGTCTGCTTGCTGACCAACTCGAAGAGCCAGCGGGCATCGTCGGTCACCGAGGTATTGGCGCGGCGGAGGTTGTCGGCCATCTTGTCGGCCTGCTCGCGGATGTTGAGACGTTCTTGGTCGGAGAGAAGTTCGCCGGCCTCGTTGAGCTTCTGCTCCAGTAGTGGCCGGTAGGTCGGCTGGTTGTTGATGTCGTTGGCCGTCTCTCCTTTGAACAGGCTCTCGAAAACTGACTTCTGCACCTCTTGGTAGATGCCGGTGGCCGCAGAGTTGACCTCGTTCTCCCGGTCAAACTGCTTCTTGTAGTAATTGAAGAGGCCCTCGTCGGAGAGCGTGGGCATGCCCATCTGTTCCTTGGCCAGTTCGTTCTTTTTGGCATCGTAGACCGCGGGCATTTCCTCGATGGGAATGCCCAAGGACGAGGACATGTAAGCGATGTTGGCCTGCCGCTTGGCGTAGGTTTCGGGGAAGGGAGAGAGGGACGCGCCGGTCTGGATGGACGGGCGTTTGGCGAAGCCGTCAAAATACCCCTGGTCGGTATAGACGCGGTTCCAGTGATTGTCGGGCAGTTCGCGCAAATCGCCCTCGACTTGGAGTTGGTTGCCTTCGCCTATCATGTGTCGGCCTTGCGGAAGCTGACCACCTGGACGCCATCTTTCTCATGCGGAGAATTGCCGGTGGGATGATGGAAGTCGAAACGTCCGGTGAGCGGTTTGCCGAATTTGCGGATGGCCTGCCGGTCCTGCATGGTGCGGTTGTCCCAGATGCGGACCACGGTGGTGCCATCGCTCAAGGTCAGTTCGACGGGGTCCTTGGGCTTGATGCCCGCGGCCTTGAATTGCCGTTCCACGTCCGGGGAGATGGCCATGCCGTTCTCGTTGATCTTGCCGAATGAGCCGATCCACTTGCGACTGTTGCTGTCGGCGTAGGGGTCCCCTTTCCAATTGTAGCTGGTCACGCGGCTGCCTTGGGGCGCCGGTAGAAAATCTTGAGCCGGCTGGCCGGATGCGGGCTGCACCGGCGGGAGCGGCTCGTCCGCGTCATGCAACCCGTCCATGAGCGAAGAGGTTCCCCACGATAGGCCGGCGGCCATCACGTTGGGGTTGCCTGCTGTGGGGTTGGCTGAAGCACCAAACCAATCGCCCAGCTTTTCAAGAAACGTCCGGTTATCCGGTCCGCGGAAGAATTCCTGTGCGGCCTTGTCGCCGTATTGGCCATTGTTGAAGAGGTCTTGGAATTGCTTGAAGGCTTCGTCCGCGGTGATGCTCGGGTTGCGCTCGAAGATGCCCTCCACGGCGTCGAGCACTTCCGCCTGCTTCTGCTCGGTGGCGAGAAATTTCGGGTAGTCCACCGGCTTGCCGGCGCTATCCACCCCGCCGTCATTGCCCAGGATGCCGTGCTTCCGCATGAGGTTGACCTGCTGGGTCAGCTGCTGGCGCATGATGACCTGGGCGTTGTCGAGCTTGCCCTCGTTCTTTTTGCGGGCCTCTGCGATGCGGCGTTCGATGGGCGCAGTGAAGCGTTCGATGTAACCGGCGGGCATGTTGGCGCGGACGGAAGCGTCCAAGGCCATGTATTCCCCGAATGATTTTTCGGTCAGTTCCCCGGTGGCGTTGTCGATCTCGGGCTGAAATTGGCGGACGCGGAAGAAGAGGTCGTTCTGCTTTTGCACAAACACGGCCTGCCCTTCCGGCGTGTTGTCATAGGCCACCTTCCAGTTGTTGATGAGGGCCTCGACGTTTTCCTGCGGGATGCGAGCTTGCTCGGCCAGCTGGCGGATCTGCTCGTCGTTGATGCCTTGGGGATTTTTGAGCGAGAGGTCGCTGATGGTGGTGATGGCCTGCCTTTGCGTTTGGATGCGCTGGGAACGCGCATTGTCGCGGGCCTGCATGAAAGCGTACGCATCGAGCAAATCGTATTCCTTGGACTTGCCCCCACCCTCGGTGAGCACGGCGTTGAAGTGTTCCTCGGCGGCGAAGGGGTCGAGGGCAATGCGCTGCTGCACTCCAGACAGTTGCTGCTTTTTGTCGAGTTCAAGCAGTCCTTGCTGCTCGGTGCCGCTGTCGATATGTCCCGCGGCTTTGCGCTTGGCCAGCCATCCGGCGGAGCTTTCAAAGTCGCCCATCATCTCGGCGCGTTTTTGCGCGGCTTCCATTTCGCGGTCCGCGTTTTGAATTTGGCGTTTGCGGGCCGTGGTGGAAACGTCCACCGTGTAGTTGATCGTCTTGTTGTCGATCAGCACTTGGGCCTTGGCCTTGCCGGTTTCGGAAAATGGCAGGGCATCAAATTGTTTCATGGCCGCGGCCTTGCGCTTCTCCCATTCGGGCAGCAGCTGGTCGGCCTGCTTGTCCTGGCTCCACGTAAGGAAGTCGCCGTAGCTCTGGGCCAGCGTGTTGTCGATCTTGGCCAAGTTGCCCTCGTCGCGGGACCGCTGCATCTGCATGGACAGGTCCATGAGGTTGCTCGCCACCTTGGCTCCGGTGGCCCCGAAATCCGCCCAAGCGCGGGAAGCGTAGTCAATAAATTCGACCGGCTGGGGCGTGGGCGCGTCGAGCAGCTGGGCCGTCTGCGAAAGGATAGCGTTGCCGCGGCTGAAGTTCGGCGCGTTGAGGACCGGCGAGGAATAGGCGCGAGCGGACCCGGGGATCGGCGTGTTGGGCAACGGGGCCGATCCGGGCACCGCGTTGGGCGCGTTGGGAATCTGGTTGACGGGGACGGCCATGGCTATGAGTACACTCCTGCTTTCACGTCACGGCGGTATCCACCATAAGCGCCGGCGGCTTGGCTGGCCCCACTCAACAGCGTGCCGTAGGCCCCGATCTGGTAGGCTTGGCTTTGATTCATCCCCTGCATGTAAGTGCCGCGGGCCGCGTTCATGTCATAGGTCAGCTGATCGTTGATGAGGCCGCGCTGACGCACCAAAGCACTGCCCTGGTATTGGGCGGCGGCCAGTTCGTATTGCGCGGACTGACGTTCGAGGTTGAGGTTGGAAAGTTCGGCTTGGGCTTTGAGGTCCATGACTTGGCTGTCCATCATGGCGTCCTGTCCGACAAAGCGGGTTTGCCATAGCTCCAAGGCACTGCCATAGCGTCCGGCATCGGCCTTGGTACGAAGGGCTTGGCTTTGCAGTCCGGCCTCGTAGAAGGCATCGGCCACGCCCAATTCCATGAGGCCGGCGGTTTCGGCCATGACCATGAGCGGGCTGCCCTCGAAGGTGACGGCACTCTTTCCCTGCCTGCCGCGGAGGGCGGACATGACCTTCTCGTTCTGCTCGCGTTGCCGGCGGGCGCGTTCGCGGGCTTGGGCCTCGACCAGGTTGGCCTCTTGGTCTTGGGATGCGGCGTTGCGCTGGGCGATGAGCGCATTGTTTTGCATCGCCATGATCTGTGAGTCGGAGCGCGATTGCAGATTGCGCTGGTTGAGCAGGTTCATCTGCTGGCTGGCCTGCATGTTTTTCGCTATCGCATTTTGCGAGGCCAAAGCCTGCTGCTGGGCCAAGGCACTTTGCTGGCTCATCAGCTGGTTCTGCACCATGGCGTTGTTGGCAGCGATCTGGGCCGCCTGCATTTGCAGATTCTGATTGTAGGCCGCCATTTGCGCGGCGGCTTGGGCTTGCTGCATCTGGCCATACATGGCCACGCCCGTGGAAGCCACAGACCCAACAATCGCAGCGATAGCGATGACTTCAGCCCCGGTTCCCATGGTCTTCCTCCGGTTCGATGGTAATGCCCACCATGCTGACCAAGTCGGTCATTTCGGTCTTAAATCCGAAACGCTCGAGGTAGCGGGCAATGGGCGGAATGGTGGTCACGCGCATGATCGGGTAAGCGTTGCTCGCGGCGAACCGGCGCATGTAGGTGAAAAGGGTTTCCAGCGCATCGCGGCTTTGCGCGAGTTTCAACTTGGGACGGGTCACCGGATACTCGGCCCAGCAGACGCCAACACTATTGTCCATGTAGAGCCAGAGCGCGGCCACCGGCTCCTCGTCCATCGTGCAGACCACGCCCAGCTTGGGCAGGATTTGCTCGGGCGGACACTTCGCGCCGTGGACAGCGAACCAATCGGAGATCATGGCATAGTCATTCTCCGGGTCATAGAAACGCAGTTGGTAGAGGTGCTTGCTCATCGGGTTAGTCGAAAATCAGTCACCATAAAAATCGATCTTGGCCACCAAGGCCAGCACGGTGAGCGGAAGAGGCTGGTTTTGTCGCACCATGACTTGGAGGTTGCGGTCATGGTCGGACGCGGTGACCACCTCGGTGTCGCCCGTAAAGACCGGGGGCGAGGCGTCCATCGGGTCGGGGAAGTCGCGGTTGTAGAGGTATTGCCAGGTCTGGCCTTGGTCGGTGGAGACTTCTCCGCCCAGGCTTTTTTGCAGGGCCAAGACCATGCGGTGAATGCGCTTGAAGCGTCCGCGGCTGGTGCCGTCCGCCATGTTGTTGATGTCAATGGTCATCGGCTGGAGGGTCGAGGTGAAGGGCAGGCCGGCCAGCACGGTGGTGCGGGCCTTGTCCAAGGTGATCTGGCCGCCGGCCACGGTCTTGGGGGTTTCCACTGATCCGTTGGCCAGCACGTTCACGGTGCGCCCGTCGAGGTGCGAGAGGCCGGACATGGTGCTGGTCGCGGCTCCCGAGTAGCGCACGGCGCAATCGAGGTACCACCAGTTGGCCTTGTCCGCGGCCTCGAAGGTTTCCCGGCTCTGGGTGTAGAAGCGTTCGATGAAGCGTTTGGTCTGGCCGCCCACGGTGCGCTGGACCGAGAGCCAGACCTCGTCAGTGCCGCCGAGGCCGTAGATCGTGGCCACGCTCTCGAAGGACCCGTCTGTGGTGTGCCGGTGCCATCCCACCACATTCTGGTCGCGTTCGTAGGTCATGCCGATCAGCTGGCCATCGCCTTTGACCGCCCAGTAAATGGCGTCCGTCTGCTGCTGGTAGGACCGCTCGACAATTTCACCGGAGGTGACGTGTTCGGCCAAGACGGTCAGATCCGGGGCCACCCACCCGTCCTTGTCGAGCACGTAGACCAGTTCGCGCACCTTGCGTCCTTGGCGCTGCACAAAAAGAAGCACGTCATTGATCGTGGCCGCGGGCAGATACTTCGATCCGTAGGAGGATTGCTTTTGGGCCGTGACATTGCTCGGGGTGATGCCCTCGTCGGTCGAGGCCCCGAGGGTCCATTCGTTGCCACTGGTGCCGATGAGCAGCTTGTCCTGGCTCTCCATCCACATGAGCCGGTTGGCTTCCTTGGCCGAGAGGGTGAGGAAAAGACCGCCGTCATTGTTGGTGGTCAGACGCAAATTTTGGAAATCGTCCACCACGCTGCCCCAGATTGAGAGAGGCCGGCGCTCGGTGCCGCCGTAGTAGATCCGCCCTTGGTGCAGGGTCACGGTGCGCGGGAATCCTTGGCTGGTGCTCCATGCGCCCTCGCTCCAGATCTTGGTCGCGGTGGTCTTGGCCACGGGGTTGACCACGTTGACCGTGACTTGGGTCGCGCTGGTAAATCCGGTGACCTTGACAATGCCATAGACGCGGGAATCCGCGGCCTCGAGGCGGGCGATGCGCGTGCCGTAGTTGATCGGGGTCCAGTATTTGTTATTGGCCGGCGTGAAATCGACCGGCTCCCAGTATTCCGCGTTGCTCGGGCGGAAATTCTGCAACTCCCAATATTCGGGATTGTCGGGCGTGTAATTGAGTTCCCCCGCCTTGCCTACTTCATGCAAAGCGAGGATATCCCTAACTCCATTGTTGTCCTGTTGAGTTGTGAGCAACTGGACGGCGTTGTCTAAAACATGCTGGTTAAAAGTGACGGGTCCGTTTTGGCGGACGCCTCGATAATAACCTGTGGCAGCAGCATAATAAATGCGGTTGCCTATGGTTTGAAAAGTGGTTGCCCCTGCTGGCAAATTTTCAACGTACTCTGTATATGGCTCCATCTTAAACAGCCTTTTGTCGCCATTTCCCTCCCAAGCGTGGATCGGGGCTGTTGATCCGGTGCTGGTGTCTCTCGGGATCGGCGTAGTCACCGTGGAATTATGGGCTTGAACGCACTTATAGGTTCTCCCGTTGTATTTGACCAAATTGCCCACCGCATAATTTCCGTCTTTCCAAAGCCAATCGGTCGTGGTGTTGTTGTGCGCCTTGATACACTTGTATGTCCGCGTGTTCCACGTGACCAAGGCGTCGAGCGCGTAGTTGCCGGAAAAGTCGCTCCAGGCCGCCGCGGTGGAATTGTGCCCGAGGACGCATTTGTAGACGTTGTTTTCGTAGGTCACCACGGTATCGAGCGCGTAGTTGGTGTTGGTCGCCCACGCTGATCCGGTCACGTAGCTGGAAATGGCCAAGCGAAGAAGCACCTCGCGTTCGGTCTTGCCGCTCGAGGTGATGTTGCGCTCGGCAGAGCCTTTGTAGGATCGGATGACCTGCCAAGTGGCCCCGTTGTCTTCGCTTTGCTCGATGTTGATGATGGCGGACCAGACGCCCGAGGTGGAAAATTCCCAATCGCCAAAGACGTTGAGGTTGGTGCTGTTGGCGTTGCCGTCGATATTGCGTTCGGTAAAGACGGCCTCGAGCGCGTGCCCCAGCTGCCAGTAGCTGCCCACGTGGCCGGCGTTGAAGATTCCGGTGGACGCGGTCAGCGTCCGGTTGTTCCCCGTAAGGTGGCTGCATGCCAGCGTGGTGTCGGTCAGATTCTCATCGAGCAGGGCCGGCCAATCCCACGCCACCTCGGTCAAGGTCCAGTTGGTGTCCGCCAAGCGGGAGAGCTTGTGCGGGGCCACGTCCGGGTGGACGAGGTACATGATGTCGTTGATCTGGACAAACTGCACTTCGCGCAGCTGGCTTTCGAGGTAAGGGCTGGCCACTTCGACCGGATTGCCGCCGGAAAGGACCGGCACGCCATTGGACCAGAAGCGCATATACTGGTGCCCCATCTCGATGACAAAGCGCGTGGTGGTGGAAAAGTTGAAACCGATCAGCCGGCACCGGCGGTCGTTGAATTTCGGGTTGCCCAGGTATTCAGTCCCGGGGCGGCGGATGACCCCGCCGTAGGGCAGGATGATGAAATTCTGGAGGGTCGAGCAGCCGTTGCGGTATTTCTCCACGTCACTCCGCGCCCCCATGTAGGGGGACAATTCGCCGGCGTTGAACGAATTGATGAGGGCCGAGACGGGCATTTTAGAATCCCCCGCTGACGCGGCTCTTGACCAGGTCGCTGTCCACCCAGGCCATGCGGCGTTTGTCGCGCTGCTGGAAAACATCGGAGAGGCGGGCCTTGGGTCCGGTCACCTTGTCATACTCCTGCATGAGCGCGGTGGGCTGGTCGAAGCGTCCGGTCAAGGGGGCGCACAGCTTGGCCGCCAGCTTGAGCGAGAGGGCCTCGCTAAAGAGCGCGGGGTAAAACGTGGTGTCGGTCACGCGGGCGATGTAGCGCACCTCGGCCTTCTCGGCATCGGTGAGCAGGCGGTTGCCCTCGATGTGCCAAGGGTCGCGCACTTTGCCCAGATCGTAGCCGTTCAACTGCAAGAGGCGCAGGTTGTCGGTGGGCAGCTGGTAAGCGTAGGACCACTCAAAGTCCGGCGGCGTGGCCAGCTGGGCCAGCACGGCGCGTTTGCTGGCGAAGTTCCAAGGGTGGCTGGCCAGCACCTCGTCGCGGGTCGATTCGTAGAAGCGGTTGGCAAACTGGGCCTGCTTGGTCGAATCAGTCAAGGCCATGACCGGACTAATGCCGAGGCGACCCAGGGCATCATTGACAATATCGGTTTCGGAGGCGGCCATAAAAAAAAGGGGGGCAGACTATTGGAGCCGGTCTGCCAGCGGTTGTGTGAGCTACCAATCCATTGGATTAGGCTTCGGAGCAGCTGATCTGGACCACTTTCTTCTCTTCCATGCGGGTTGCGCCGATGGAAGCGGTGGTGCGGATTTGCAGCGAGTGACTGCGGTCGGGGCGGATGTCCACGTGGACACGGCGTCCGGCATCGGTCATGCGGAGTCCACTCTTGACGTAGGCAACCACTTCGCGGCGGCTGCTGGCCAGGGTGAAGAACGCCTTGTTGACCACGCGGAACTTGAAGCCCATGAAGGTGTCCAGCTGACCGGCCACCAGAGCCTTCACCGTGTTGTAGTCGGCGGAGGTCACTTCGGTGGTGCGGAGCAGGTCCTGCAATTGGCGGGGACTGACCGCGATGATACGCGGGTCATCCTCGTCCACGTCCGCGTCATCCAAGATAAACTTGGCTTGGCGCAGTTTGGCGATGGTCAAACCACTGGTGGCCGCGGTGCCGCTCTCGACAAAGTCGTGGGCGATCTTTTGGCCGGCGGGAAGGACCGTGTTGGTCGTTCCGGTGGCTCCGGTGGAGGCCGTGCCGACAGCGGCGGCGAGGATGATCTCGTCGCACTTGCGGGCGAAGGCCATGGCGTGGTTGGTCACCAACTCGCTCTGCGGGAGCGAAACTTCGCCCAGCAGTTCGGCATCCCACTCATCGAGGAGGTCAGCCTTCTCGTATTGCAGGGGGCGCAGCCAGCGTTGGGCCATCGCCGTGTCGGTGATGTTGGTGGTTTGAGCACGCGCAGTGATCTGCGTCATGTTGACGCTGGCCATCTGGTTGTACTTTTTCTCTTTTCCTTGAACGCGGTCGATGACCACGAATTCGCGGAGCTTGGAGAGTTTTTGCTGAACGAGGTGATTCCAGTTGGCGGAAAACTCGGTCGTGAAAAACTCGGGGATCTGGGTGATAGCAGACATGATGTTTCTCCTTTGGTTTTCGACTAACCCCGCGTTGGCGGTGTCGGTCGGATTGTTGGTTTTCTGTCCCTCGGCCTACCGGATTGTCTGCACAGTGCAGGTCCCGGCCTGTTGGGTTTGCCGCGGGCAGGCTCACCAAGGAGTTGTCTGCTCTCGTACTACCTTTCGACTAATCCCGCGTAGCAACGCGGTCAAAAAGAATTTTCTATTTTGAGCCGAAAACGCAAATGTAGAGGAAGCCTATATTCCCGAGGCTGTATCCGGCGAAGGCGATGGACATTCCGATCTGGCCCTGTTTGTAGAATGTCACCGAGGTGGCAATATAACAGGCCGTGCAGATGAGCAGCGGGACGGTGGTCATGCCGGCTTGTGGTGGCCGATGGTGATTTGGCCCTGGCACTGCTTGCCGGTAAACTTGGCCACCGCGGAGCAGATGCGTTCCAGTTCGAGGATGGGTTCTTCGGCCACGTGGGGCAGGACCACGTGGGCAATCTCATGGACGATGATGCCGAGGCCATTGGCGGCCACGGCGCGGGGATCGAGGTAGACCGTGCGGGTTTCGTAGTCGGCCATGCCCTCCAAGCACTCGCGGGCCGGCGGGCGCATGATCTTCACGCGCCACCAAGACCCATCGTATTTGAAGCGCATGGTGGGGACACGGGTGGCCATGGCATCACTCCATTTTCTGGCGGTAGTGCGGGACGGAATAGACCCCGCGCTTGGGCGTGGGGATGTAGAAGTCTTGGCGTTCAATGCGTCCGGCTTTGACCGCCTTGTTCAGACTGATCCGCATGCCATCCACCGATTTGCCCAGGGCCTCGGCAATCTCGGGCACGGTGTGCCATCCGGCGGGCACATGGTCCGCGGGACGCTGCACAGTGATGGCCGCTTTCCACGCTGCCGCGTTGATCATTTCCGCGGTCATAGGTGGGTGATCTCCGGTGGGGGCGGGTTGAAGGTGAAGTTGTGGACGTGAGGCAGGGTCCCCTCCTCCAAGCCACGCCAATCGAGCACGATGATGGAAGGACGCGGGATGGCGTCCGGCACCACCTTTTTCCCGTGGCGGGTAAGGAATTGCCATCCTCCGGTCACGGCGAGCATGCCGGCCCCGTCCGTGTACCATCCGCCGCAATGGCGATGGGCGCGGAGGTAAACACTCGGCACGGGATGACCGGACCGGATGCAGTTGAGGCGGGCATTGCCCAAGTTGATGCTCATGGCGCTGGCCTCGAGGTAGGCTCGGCTGGTGGCCGGCATGTGGTGGGTCGCGTTGCAGAGCGTGCCGTTGATGGTGAAGAGCCAATGGTCGCGGGCCTCGCCGGCCCCGAGAAGGTTGGCCAGGTAGTCCTCGACGTTGTGGGTGTGGCACTCGGTGCCGCGGGTAATCAAGACCTTGGCAGCTTTCTCCGCGTAGCCTTTCAAGGCCGCGGCGGCCATCCGGCAATGGTCTTCGATCAAGGTGGCCACCACTTCCGGGGACCTGTGATGAATGCCCTCGGTCGCATCGCCATTGCACAAGAGCACGTAGGGATCATCGCCGGCCAAGTCGAAAACCCGCCGCATGCCCTCCTGCCATTTGTCCCACAGCCACTCTTGGTGGTAGTTGGAACCAAAGCCCACCGTGTTGCCGTAATGCGTTTCCA